GAGCAGCTGATTTGTAATCAGCAGGTTATCGGTTCGAGTCCGATCATCGGCTTTAAGCGAAAGCTTAATATATAATTTCATATCGCGGGATGGAGCAGTCTGGAAGCTCGTCGGGCTCATAACCCGAAGGTCGTAGGTTCAAATCCTACTCCCGCAATTTAATGCCTGGTTAGCTCAGTTGGTAGAGCAGAGGACTGAAAATCCTCGTGTCTCTGGTTCGATTCCGGAACCAGGCATTTTTGGAGCATTAGCTCAGTCGGTAGAGCACTTGACTTTTAATCAAGTTGTCCGGGGTTCGAATCCCCGATGCTTCATCCCTCAAACGGGGCGAGAATCCAGTGTTTATGCGGGTTCCCGCCTCTTTTGCTATTCTAAAACTAACCGATTCTAACCGATTCTAAATGTTAGATTCGTGTTAGATTTTCTTATTTTTATCCCCCGATGTTAGATTTTTGTTAGAAGATTCCCACAGCATTTTCCACCGCTCCGGCGGCATCTTCCTTATCCAGAATTATATGGTTATACACATCCAACACAACCTTTTCCGTGTCCCCCATAAGCTGTGCAATATGCTTAATGGAGATCTTCGGTATCTGGTAACATAAATTCGTGCAGAAGTTGTGCCGGAAGACATGGGCGGTCAGATCGGTGGCGTTACTGCCGGATGCCTGTCCGATCGCTTTCCGGATTCGGTTCCACATCTTAACGTAGCTGCTGTGTGTAACATGGTCCCTTCCGCGGCAGAAGAAAAGATTTGTACCATTAAGCGTCTTGATATACTGCTTAAGGTAATCCGTCAAGAACCCCGGCATAGGCACGCTACGCACCCCATTTTCGGATTTTGTACCCTTAAGGCAAGGATTGTTCCCGTCAAACACCAAAGCCTTATTTACGGACAGAATAGCACGCCTGAGGTCTATGTCAAAAACCATAAGTGCAAGTGCTTCCTCCCGGCGGAGTCCGCACCCATAAATAATGTATAAGAATGCCTTATCCATCGGGTCCAGATCCACGACCGGGATCGCTTCCTTCTCGGCTCTGGTCAGCACCCGTTTTTCCGTCTTTGGTGGTTTGGGCTGTTGGATACCCGCGAAAATATCCTCCAGATACGCAGGCGTGAGATACTTATCCACAACCGCACTTTTAATAATTTGTTTAAAACACAGGTACACTTGTCTTCCTGTGGATGGTGTAACCGAGTTAAGTACCGCCTGCAGATGGATTCGGCGGATATCAGTAAGCTTAATCCCGGTAAGCTGCCGGAAATGCACCGTAATAATGTTTTCATACATCTTGCGGGTGTTAAGTTCCTTCTGCGCTTTATAGACCTCTAACCAGTGTTTTGCGTATTCGCAGAATGTCATGTCGGTGCTTACGGTTATCTGTCGGCTCTCCACCTTATTCCTCAGTTCCGTCACCATCCGTTCCAGTTCCTTACTGGATTTCTTGGTGCGGAGCTGTTTTCGGTGTTTAGATCCGTCTGCATTATAGGTACCGTCCCATGCAAGGGTGGAGAACCAGCCGTCTTTGTTTGCTTTGTACTTTGCTTTTGCCATAATATCATCCTCCTATATCTTAAAAATGAGTATAAAAATAGCAGCCATCGAAAGTATGTTCCGATTGCATGGCTGTTCCGAAGATGATACAATATAATCGTTTAGATATGCATCTCTTCGGAGATATATTAGGTCATGCCGTCCGGTGTTGGTAGCACCGGACGGTTTTTCTTTACTCTATTTTACTTTCCACGAGTGTCCGCATTTTTGACAGACTGCTACAGTCTTATTTAACGTTTTGTTCGCGTGTATATTAATTCCGCCTCTTGACTTTCCTCCGAAAAGCAAGTTTTTCCGCCAACCAATGCAAAGCCAGTACATGGGTCTCCACCACCATCCAATGCAAAGCCAGTATAAGCAGCCACGACTTTTTCTTGCTTCCTTTATAACTACGGTGTTTGTTCCTGCTCCGATATTCCCAGACTGTTCTCTCTGGAAAGAAATTTTAGTGCTTCCACACTTTGGACATATTTTTTGTGCCATATATTTTACCCTCCTATGTTTTTTTATCAAAATATTAACATACTACAGTTATATTATATGTCGAATTTTGTCGTAAATAAAAAATAATTCCATTATTTACCAGTCGATATTTGTCGAATAGTGTCGTAAAATTAAAACATGAAGATACTACTCGATCAAATAATGAACGAAAAGCAATTAAGTAGCCGGCAGGTTTCGTACCTGACTGGTGTACCGAAATCTACCATAAATGCTATCCGTAACGGCAGAGTGCCGAAGATAGATATCCTTGAGCAGATTGCAAAAGGATTGGACATCTATCTTGAAGACCTCTACGAATCCGAGGTGTCCCGAAAGTGGGACACTTTTTTCCCAGATGTAATGTAGATGTAATGTTGGCATGGTAAAATAATCCTATACCAAATATTACATACGAGAACTCGAACGTTTATTCGAGAAAACTGTTGCAGAACACGAACGCGTGTGCTATTATAGTTTCAGGGAATTTCGTATTCTGCAACCACATTACAAAAGGGGGCATATGTATGGAAATCGAAAAACACAAACAATTTATAATTGAAATAATATCAAAAAGCACTAATGCAGAACTTATTGAATTGATTTATAGATTCTGTAAAAGGCTTTTGGGGTAGGGCAAAACCTAGCCCTTTTTTGTTGCACTTTCTGCGATTTTTCTAAGTACTTCCCATTCCTCTGGATTTAACTGTGCAAGTGCTTCAACCAGTCGACACCTAAAAGACTCTTCCTCATCCATTATCAAGTCGCCCATAAAATCGGTAATTACTTGTCTCCTAGTCCGAGAGACAAACATTTCTCCAGTCCCATTCCTAAGCCATTCTTCATTAACTTTAAATTCTCTACATATAGAACGAACAACAGAGTCCAACGGATTTTTTGCTCCGGTCTCATACCCAGCAATTGTTGTCTGCTTAACTCCTATTCGCTCTCCGAATTCTGTTTGGTTTAGTCCGATTTCTTTTCTTAACTCTTTTATTCGGTTTTTCAATTCATCACTTCCTTTCTGAGAATATAATAACATAAAAAATAACCCATGGCAATATTTTTTGAGAAAAAGTATTGACATAATAATTCTAAGGGGTTATTATAATATTGCGAGAAGTTAAGAGAGAGGAGGACGTACATGAGTGATAGAGAAAAAGAAATTCTCGAAGCGATTGCCGAAGCGCTTCCTAGAATGCCCGAATTTGACAAAGGATACCTATTAGGAAAAGCGGAGACAATGGTAGCAGATAGGAAAACAGAAAAATCCAGTGACGACAAAACCGCAGAAGAACCAAAAGGAAGTGATTAATTATTATGGCGCAATTTATCAAAATCAACGGCGATATTTTTAATGTAGAAAAAATCCAGTCGCTGAGTTACGAAGACCAGAAGAATTGTCTTGGAAACGATAGTGGGGTTTATATCCTGCATATTTGGATGGAAAACAACATCGGAAGCCAGCACAAGGCTTACTCGACAAAGGAAGAAAGAAACGAGGATTTCTTAAAGGCATCAAGACAGCTTAGTAAATTTAGCATTTCCAAAGCGAAAGTAGAACCCAGTTAGGAGGTGAAGATATGCTGAAAAAGATATACGAAGAATTGGTAGCGATAAGAAAGGAGCTCCAGGGAGACAACGTAGCCTGTGAGGAACCGGTCTTTAAGGTTGATGGTGAAATCCTACTTCTCAATATTTCCAAACCACTCGACTACAAAGTGAATCTGCGTACTGTAGAGACATCGGCTCTTGTGAAGGAATTGGAAGGTAGAGAAGGGGTAAATGCAGTGAGCATCAGCCCGGATGAGAGAAAGAATATTTATCAGTACGGTCCGGCAAAGGTGCTCATCGTAATAGATTAGATATGAGGTGAAACAATGACGAAATTTGAAGCATTGCAGTCCATTACCGAAATACCAGAGTTTGCAAGAGTGGTGTTTGCACTGGTGAGGAAAGCAGAATCTCAGGAAGGGCTGGAAAGAGAATTATCTATGGAAATATCGAATGAAGGGCTACAGACGCTGAGATCCATAGCCCGAAGCGGAAATTATCCATTGTCCTTAGAAGGAATGCAATAATGGCATCCGTTAGGATTGCTGATATTATCTACCAACACAGCAGAAATCTGGGCTTCTTCGTAGCTGTTAAACATGCGAATATGCTCGTGATTTATCCGGCTGATTTGACATTGATCTGTTTCCAGATCTAAATCGTGGATTTCTCCGGTGTTGATATTAAGTAGATAACGCATTCCGTTAAAAGGTGATTGATATCTACGCATAGTATAACTCCTTTCTTTTGTACTAGGCATGGCAGTGCCTGTAACGCAATTATAGTACAGACAGAATGGAGATACAACAAGAGGAGGTGAAAAACATGGAAAAGGTAAATGAAACCATTGATATGATCTGTGACTGGATACAGAACAAATTGTCCGCAGACGGATTACTCTCGGAGGATTATAAAAATCTCCCGAAGATGGTGGATGCCCTTGCAGATCTGGTAACCGCCAATATCGCAAATAAGTACCCTAAAAAATTTATGCGGATGGCGGAGTTAAAAAAGATGGGATTTCCAGAGGAGTATCTACTTAGAGTATACCGCACACAAAACCAGAAGGTTGCCACTAAGACAAGCCCGCTTAAGCATGGGAGTGCACTAATATTCGACACGGTGGAACTGGAGAAATTCCGGATTGCAGAGATTAAAATGCAGGTTACGTCGATGCCGAAGAATGCAGAGGTTGGAAAATGGTAAAAGATGCAATTATCGCCGCACTCCTCGCCTACATCGCACAGCCATTCTGGACAACCACCGCATTTTGGGAGGTTGTGGCTACCTACGGACTTACGTTCTGGGGATGCTTTATGGCAATTGTGGGCTTGGAGGAGTGGTGGAGAGAAAGGAGAAGATGAGATGACCGACAAAAAAGCAAAGGAGCTAGCAGCGGAACTACTGCCGCATTTGGAAGCGATCAGTGAGATTACAAAAAAAATAAATGACCCGGAACATTTAGTGGGTGCGTTTTTCGATTCGGATGGATATATTCGTTTCACTTTTGAGGACTATATAATAGGCAGACTAGACAGAAGCAGACCAATCAAGCTGTCAAAAGCATTTCCTGCTCCACTGTATGAGAGAGATGTTTGCATATTAAAAGACCCTGGAGACGGCCATCTCCAGAGGTCAGATACATGAAAAATATAATTACAGCCTTATTATAAGGTGGAAAAGGAGAGATTGCAAGTGAATAAAGAAATTAGCGACAATAAAGTTATACAAACCAGACATGTGTCCCGGCAGTTCGTAATCTTGCGAATGCAGGAGCAGTGTTCTTCGTTCCGGATGAAGATGCAAAGGTTGCGGAACCAGAAAGGTAGAAATTTTAACACGCAAATTGGTCTGTAAAATTGATTGCCGAAGGAATATGGTACTCAAAGCAGACAATTTATATAAAACAAAAAAGATGGAGAAAAAGAAAAATGATGGAAGTAACGATTCATGTACCAGGACTTAAGGAACTCGCAGAGGCTATTATGCGTCTTGCAGTAGTAAAGACAGAGGGTTCCCAAACAGCTGCAGAGCAGTCTCCCGTAGTGCCTGTACAGCAGTCCCCTGCAACGCAGACGACGCCAGTACGGCAGACCACGGTAGCACAGGCAGCTACAACGGCACCTGTACAGCAGACACAGGTACCGACATCCGCACCCAGTTACACGCTGGATGATCTGGCGCGTGCAGGTATGACACTCATGGACAGCGGGCACCAGGGCGACCTGCAGCAGCTTCTGGCTCAGTTCGGTGTGGATGCACTCCCCGCGTTGCCGCCGGCACAGTACGGAGCATTCGCAACAGCACTCCGGGGATTGGGGGCGCAGATCTGATGGGGCATGAGGAGAGACAACACGCGCTTCTAAGCGCATCCAGTGCGCACCGCTGGCTTAAGTGTACTCCCAGTGCCGTTCTTGAGCAGCAGTTCCCGGATACCACGTCGGAAGCCGCACGGGAGGGTACGCTTGCCCACGAACTGGCGGAACTGAAACTGAGGCATTATTTCTACACGAATGATCTGCCAAAGTCGAAACTTACAAGGGCAGTGAACAAGCTGAAAAAGCAGGAACTCTGGCAGGATGAGATGTTGGAATATACAGAAGAATATTTGGACTATGTAAAATCTGCGGCCATGAGATTTGAAGGTATCCCGTCGGCCGCTGTCGAGAAGCGGGTAGATTTTAGCGCGTATGTACCGGAGGGATTCGGGACAGCAGACTGTATCCTGATCGGAAGCGGTGTCATTCATGTAATCGACTTTAAATACGGGAAAAGCCCAGATGGACGGGTAGAAGCAGAAGAAAACCCACAGATGATGCTCTATGCACTCGGAGCTTATGAAACATACAAAATGCTGTATCCCATACGTACGGTAGAGCTGTCCATTGTACAGCCAAGGCTTCAGGATGGGATCTCTAACTGGTCGCTGCCGATTGAGAAGTTACTGGAAGCCGGAGAGCGTATCCGAGGGCGAGCCGTGCTTGCGATCAAAGGCGAGGGGGATTTTGCCCCTGACATAAAGACCTGCCGTTACTGCCGGGCAAAGGGACAGTGCCGGGCAAGGGCGGAGGAGAATGTAAGACTTGCATTTGCCATAGGCAGGAAACCTCCTCTGATAACAAATGAGGAGATGGGGCAGTACCTCCTGCAGGGGCAGGATGTTGCAAAGTGGCTTAGCGACCTTCAAGAGTGCGCCCTGGCTGAATGCCTGGCAGGCAGAAATGTGCCGGGGTGGAAGGCGGTAGAGGGCAGGGGATCCCGTGAATGGACCGATATGGACGCTGCATTCAAAAAATTGGAGGAATGCGGGATAAACGAGACGATCCTGTGGGAGAGAAAACCGCTCACCCTCGCCCAGGTGGAAAAGGCAGTGGGCAAGAAGGATTTCACCTCTTTTGTAGGGGATATGGTAGTAAAGAAACCAGGAAAGCCGGCACTGGCAAAGGACTCTGATAAAAGACTGGCAATCACAAATAAAATAAGCGCAAAAGACGCATTCAAGGAGGAAAAGTAATCATGAATGAATTAACAAATGTAACAACCGGGGAAGTAAGACTGAGCTATGTACATCTGTTTAAGCCGTATGCGGCAATGCAGGGGCAGGAGGAAAAATACAGCTGTACCATTCTTGTGCCAAAAACAGATACCGATACGATGGCACGCATCAACGCCGCCATTGAAGCCGCGAAACAGAGAGGTATCTCAGACAAATGGAACGGGCAGTGTCCTCCGATCGTGCCGACACCTGTCTATGACGGAGACGGCGTGAGACCATCAGATGGCATGGAATTTGGTCCGGAGTGTAAAGGACACTGGGTGTTTACCGCCAGCGCAAAGGCGGATTATCCACCGGAGGTTGTGGACAGCAACGGAAACCCGGTCATCAATCAATCCGAAGTATACAGCGGAATGTACGCCTATGTGAATGTATCCTTCTATCCTTATGCTTTTGGAGGAAAAAAAGGAATCGGATGTGGGCTCGGTCCGGTCATGAAGCGCAGGGACGGAGAAGCACTTGGCGGCGGGCATATTTCCGCAGCGCAGGCATTCGGAACGCCGAAACCTGCACAGACCGGTGTGGGGCAGACACCTCAGTACGCGCCGCAACAGCCGCAATACGGACAGACACCTCAGTACGCGCCGCAGCAGCCACAATACGGCTACAGTACGGCTCCGCAGACCAAGCAGCAGATCAATCCGATCACGGGGCTTCCATACTGATTTACAGAGGGGCGAAAGCCCCTCGAGCTGACAGGAGGGTCTTATGAACCATTTGAGCATCGACATAGAGACTAAGAGCAGCGTGGATATCGGGAAAGCCGGCATGTATAAATACGCACAGAGTCCAGATTTTGAAATCCTGCTGTTTGCATATCAGTTAGACGATTCAGAAGTATGCATCGTGGACCTCGCTCAGGGTGAGAAGATCCTGGATGAGATCATAAAAGCCCTATGTGATCCAGATGTGGTGAAACATGCATATAACGCCGCTTTTGAGTGGTACTGCCTGAACCGGGCAGGATACCGGACCCCGCTTGAACAGTGGAGGTGCACCATGTTCCACGGATTGTACTGCGGATATACCGCTGGGCTTGACGCCACCGGAAAGGCTATCGGCCTGCCGCAGGACAAGCAGAAAATGACAGTCGGTAAAGCGCTTATCCGGTATTTCTGTGTACCGTGCAAACCAACGCGGACGAATGGAGGGAGAACCTGGAACCTGCCACATCATGACCCTAAGAAATGGAACCTGTTTAAAGAATACTGTAAACAGGATGTTGTTACAGAACGGGAAATCCTGAAACGCCTGAGCCTGTTTCCAGTGCCGGAGCAGGAAGAAAAACTCTGGCAGATGGATATCCGGATGAATGCCTTCGGGGTAAAAGTCGACACAGATCTGATTGAGGGTGCCCTCCGCATCGACGGCATCAGCGTGGAAAAACTGACGGAGGAAGCGATGATACTCACCAGACTGGATAACCCGAACAGCACTGCACAGCTGAAAGACTGGCTGGAAAGGCAGACGGGAGAAGAGATTCCGGATGTTACAAAGGACACGGTAACGTCCATGCTGGAGAAGGATTATCCGCCGCAGGTGAAAAGGGTGCTTGAAATCCGTCAGCAGCTTGGCAAAACATCTGTAAAGAAATATGTAGCGATGGAGACGGCAAAGGGAGAAGGGGATCGCGTTCGCGGACTGACACAGTTCTATGGGGCGAACCGGACAGGGCGCTGGGCGGGGAGGCTGGTACAGCTGCAGAACCTTCCGAGGAACTATCTGAAAACTCTGGACGGCGCAAGAAATCTCGTAAAACAGAAGAACTATGAAGGGCTGCGCATGATTTACGGAAACGTGCCGGATACACTCTCACAGCTGATCCGGACAGCCTTCGTACCGTCGGAGGGGAATAAGTTCGTTGTCGCCGATTTTTCGGCCATTGAAGCCCGTGTGATCGCATGGCTGGCGGGGGAACAGTGGGTGAATGAAGTGTTTGCCACCCATGGGAAGATCTACGAAGCCACAGCATCACAGATGTTCCACGTGCCGATTGAGAAGATCACAAAGGGAAATCCGGAATACGCCCTCCGGCAGAAGGGGAAGGTTGCCACTCTTGCTCTCGGGTATCAGGGTGGCAGCAATGCACTGATAGCGATGGGTGCCCTGAACATGGGACTCACGGAAGAAGAACTCCCGGATATCGTACAGAGGTGGCGGGGCGCCAATCCCCGTATCCGTGACCTGTGGTACGCAGTGGAGGAAGCCGCGCTTACCGTGATGCAGACGTCACAGCCACAGGCGATCAACGGGCTTATATTTGCATTGGAGGGGGACCTTATTTATGGGCAGTCGTTTCTTACGGTACAGCTTCCGAGCGGAAGGAAATTATTCTACCCAAAACCGTTTCTGAAAGAGAACCAGTTCGGAAAAATGGCCATTCATTATTATACGGTCGGACAGCAGACGCGGAAATGGGAGGTTGCCTCCACGTATGGTGGAAAGATGACGGAGAACATCGTGCAGGCTATTGCAAGGGACTGCCTTGCGGTCACCCTGGACCGGATCTGCGACCGGGGGTTACAGGTAGTGTTCCACGTGCATGATGAAGTTATCATCGACGCTCCGATGGATCTGACAGTGGACGAAATCTGTGGGTTGATGGCGGAACCGATCTCTTGGGCTCCGGGGCTCCTTCTGAAAGGCGCAGGATTTGAAAACGGTTATTACATGAAGGATTAGGAGGGGAAACAGCAGATGCAGAACAACAGAAAGCTTCAGATCAGTACGGCGGGAACCCGTAAGTCCACGCATTGGCCAAAAAGTACAATCTTGTGGTCTGAATTTGTGGAAAAGCTTAAAACCCCTGTCCGGAGCACTGAGACGCTGGAAGAGTACCTCGCCATGCCGAAATCCCGGCAGGACGAGTTGAAGGATGTGGGCGGGTTTGTCGGAGGGACTTTCTCCTGCGACCGCAGGAAGGCATCCTATGTGGAGGGCAGGGATCTTGTGACCCTGGATCTGGATAATATCCCGGCGGGGCAGGGAGCAGATATCCTGAAACGGGCGGCAGGGCTTGGCTGTGCCGTGGCGGTCTACAGCACGCGGAAGCATGCGGATTATGCCCCGAGGCTCCGGGTGATAATCCCGCTTGACCGGACGGCTACGGCGGATGAATATGAGCCGGCTGCGCGAAAGCTCGCATCCCTTATGGGGGTACAATTCTGTGATCCGACAACATTTGAAGCTTCTCGGCTGATGTATTGGCCGAGCTGCTGTCTGGACAGTGCCTACGTATGCGAGGTCTATGACAGGCCTTTCTGCAGTCTGGACGGCATCCTCGGGATGTACGGGGACTGGACAGACGTCACACAGTGGCCGCAGGTACCGGGCGCAGATGCGGTTGAGCGCCGCAGGATTGCGAAGCAGGAGGACCCAACCGCAAAACGGGGAGTCATCGGGGCGTTCTGCCGTACATACACCATTCCCCAGGCGATGGAAACATTTATCCCGGGCGTGTATGAGCCGACGGATGTCCCCGGAAGATATACCTATACCGGAGGTTCAACGGTAGGAGGTGCAATTGTCTATGACGGGGATCTGTTTCTGTATTCCCATCATGCGACGGACCCGTGTTCCGGGCTGCTGGTCAATGCGTTTGATCTGGTACGTCTCCATAAATACGGAGATCAGGATGACCAGGCGAAAGAAGGGACGCCGGTAAGCAAGTTGCCGTCTTTCACGGCTATGTCACGGCTCGCACTGGATGATAAGCCGGTAGCTGACCTGATGGCAAAGGAACGCTTTGAGCAGGCGCAGGAGGCTTTCAGGAGCGTACAGGAGCCCGCGCAAGGGCAGGCAGAAGAGTATGACCTTAGCTGGATATCCAGACTCACAAAGGATACGAACAACCGGTTTGAAAAAACGATTAATAATGCCGTACTGGTACTGGAGAATGACCCGTTACTTAAGGGAAGGATTGTAACGGATGAATTCGCAAGCTGCGGGATGGCACTGGGGCGCCTGCCGTGGAATCCTTCAGGGGAAAAACGCAGGTGGAAGGATGTGGACGATGCAGGATTCTACCGGTATATGGAAACCTTCTACGGAATCACGGGGAGAGAGAAAATGGACAATGCCCTACTGATCGTAAGTGCGCAGAACAAGATTAACGACGTGAAGAGGTATCTGCAGGGGCTCAAATGGGACGGTGTAAGGCGGCTTGATACCCTGCTGCCGGATTATCTGGGGGCGGAAGACAACGCCTATACAAGGGCAGTCATGCGGAAATCCCTGTGCGCGGCTGTTGCAAGGGCTATTATCGGCGGTGTGAAATTTGACTATATGCCGATTTTCACAGGGTCGCAAGGGATAGGAAAAAGCACGTTCCTGTCAATTTTGGGGCGGGACTGGTTTTCTGATTCCCTGACCACTTTCGAGGGCAAGGAAGCAGCGGAGCTGATTCAGGGAACCTGGATCAATGAGGTGGGGGAACTGTCGGCATTCTCGAGGCAGGAAACGCAGGTAATCAAGCAGTTTTTAAGCAAGACCCATGATATATACCGGGCGGCTTACGGGCGCAGGACCGACAAATATCCGCGCAGATGCGTGTTTTTCGGTACTTCCAACGACGCTGAATTTTTAAGGGATGCTACCGGGAACCGCCGCTTCTGGCCGGTAGATGTGGGGATTCACCCGGCGAAGAAATCTGTCTGGGAACAACTGTCGCAAGAGGTAGACCAGATATGGGCGGAGGCCCACGCGTACTGGCAAATGGGGGAAAAGCTGTTTCTGCCAAAAGAAATCGAGAAAATGGCGGAAGAAATGCAGGACGAACACCGGGAAACTTCGGGCAAGGAAGGAATTATAAGGGAATTTCTTTCGAGGAAGGTACCGGATAACTGGGACGACCTGAAATTAAGCGATAAAAGGATGTTCCTGAACGGAAATTTAGCCCTGCGGGAAGGCAGTACCCTGGTGGACAGGGTCCGCGTGTGCGCGGTGGAAATCTGGGCGGAATGCTTCGGCGGGGACCCACGGTTTATGCAGCGTCGGGATAGTGTAGAGATAAACAACATCCTTATGGGGATTAAAGAATGGGAGAGAGAAAAAAGCTCGGGCAGGCATGGACAGTACGGGACTCAAAGAGGGTTCAAAAAAGTGTCAACAAAGATGTAGCATTCTTGTCAACAAAAGCGTGTCAACATTGTCAACAATCTAAAAAGTTTGTTGACAGGCTGTGTCAACATTGTCAACATACGTCAACATAATATTTCGAAGTTTGTTGACGCGAGAAACCGCATAAAATCAACAAATACTTATATTTGTCAACATTGTCAACAAACTTTCTATATAAATAAAAAAATAAATAAAATATAGAGAGATAGCGCGGCGCATGGCGTACATGGCGCGCATAATACAGAAAAGTGTACGCGCACGTAGCGCGCACGCGCGTAACACATTTGAAAGGATTTGTCAAGATGAAAGAGAGCGAAATTGAAAAAATTTTAGTCAGGGAAGTGAAAAAGCTGGGCGGACGGGCGTATAAGTTCGTAAGCCCCGGGAATGACGGGGTGCCCGACCGGATTGTGATATTCCCGAACCATCAACCGATATTCGTGGAACTGAAAACGGACAGGGGGAAATTAAGTCCCCTGCAAAGCGTACAGATCGACCGCCTGTTGAAACTTGGACAGCATGTAACAGTCGTAAAAGGTATAGACGGCCTCATCCAGTTTTTTCAGGACTGTGGCTATGAAGAGGTCAGCAGGGCTTTGAACTGCAAATACGACTTATGAAATCTAGAGAACACGAAGGAAGTGATGTGAAATGATATTTAAGCCACATGCGTACCAGCAGCACTGCATTAACAAGATTATCGAGATTAAGAAGCTTGGACTGTTCTTGGATATGGGACTCGGTAAAACAGTTACAACGCTGACCGCCATCCGGGAACTGAAATATAACCGGTTCCAAGTCCGGAGGGTCCTGGTGATCGCACCGAAGAAGGTTGCAGAAGGAACCTGGACAAAGGAAAAGGACAAATGGGACCACACGAAGATCCTGCGGGTATCCCCGGTACTGGGGGGCCAGGCGAAACGGATACGGGCGCTGAATACGCCGGCGGATATCTATATCATCAACCGGGAGAACGTGGTATGGCTGGTGGATTATTACCGGAACGAATGGCCGTTTGACATGGTGGTGGTGGACGAGTCCAGCAGCTTTAAGAGCCATACGGCAAAAAGGTTCAAGGCGCTTGCAAGTGTCGGCTGCCGTATCGACCGGATGGTGGAACTTACCGGGACGCCCTCCCCGAACGGCCTGAATGACCTCTGGTCCCAGGTATTCCTCCTGGACGGCGGCGAACGTCTGGGAAGACGGTACACACAGTTCCGTGAGAGGTATTTTGATCCCGGGGATCGCGGGAACAACGTGATCTATAACTACCGGCCAAAGCAGGGAAGTGAAGAAAGCATTCTGGCAAAGATCTCTGACATCTGCATCAGCATGAAGGCGGAGGATTACCTGCAGCTTCCGGACATTATCTTCCACGAGGTTCCGGTGGTTCTGGATGCAAAATCCGAAAAGGCCTACCGGGATCTGGAACGGAAGATGGTTCTAGAACTTCCGGAGGATGAGGAAGAGATCAGTGTGACGAGCGCGGCAGCGCTGAGTAACAAGCTGTTACAGCTTGCAAACGGGGCCGTCTATGACGAGGACCGGAATTTCCATGAAGTCCATAACTGCAAGATCGAGGCGTTTATGGAGCTGATCGAGTCCCTGCAGGGGAAACCGGCACTTGTGTTTTACAACTACCAGCATGACCGGCTGCGCATTCTGAAGGCCCTTGAGAAAACCGGATTGCGGGTCCGGGAGCTTAAGACGACAAAAGACGAGGATGACTGGAACCGCCGGGAGATCGATGTGCTGCTTACACATCCTGCAAGCAGCGCTTACGGACTGAATCTCCAGCAGGGTGGAAACCACGTGATCTGGTTCGGGCTTACATGGAATTATGAGCTATATACCCAGGCGAATAAGCGTCTCCACCGGCAGGGACAGCAGGAGAAAGTAATCATCCACCATCTGGTGTGCAGCGGAACACGGGACGAGGACGTGATGCATGCGCTGGAGAAAAAGGACGACGTACAGAACTGGGTAATGCAGAGCCTAAAGGCAAGGATCAGGGCGATAAGAGAAGGAGAGAACGAATGAGAGAAATATTATTTAAAACGAAACGGGAAGATACCGGAGAATGGGTTGGATGTATATGCACTGTTACAAATGAGAGGATATACATCGCAGGCATTTACCCTCTTGGAGATGAACCGAGTATAAGTGGACAATTCCACGATATACGCCCTGAAACTATCTGCCAGTATACCGGACTGACTGACAAAAACAACCGGCAGATATGGGAGAACGACATCTGCAAAATCTCCACAGTTCTCATTGATGAGGAGGACGGATTTTTCGTAGTCAAATGGGACAACGATGGTGCGAGATTTGCTCTTGAGGGCAATGGATTGACTGTAGATTTTGATATAGTCTACGGTACAGATTGCGAGGTCATTGGAAACATTTTCGACAATCCGGAACTGATAAAAGGAGAAGACGATGACGAAAAATAACAAACCAAAAGAACCAACCAAGCAGGAACCCGAACACAAAGAGACCCAGACCCGCCCGGAATGGCAGGAAGCCGTGCTTCGGACGTTTCTGGCGGGGCATTAGGAAAGGAGAATCGGCTCATTGGAAATAAAACCATGAAGGAGAGAGTTATGACGAATGGCGAAATGATACGGAATATGACAGATGAGGAACTTGCAGTAACTATTATGTGTCCAAACGAAACCGGACACGCAGAAATCGAATGCGACCATAGCGATGAATGCAATTGCTGTGAATGCTGCTTGAAATGGCTGAAACAGGAGGTGGAAGTGTGACGGAGAAAGACTTACAAATACAGGAGCTTAAGAGAGAAATCCGGGAACTGAAAGAGCAGGTGCCGCAGTGGATTCCGGTTAAGGAACGGTTGCCGGAGAGGAACGGTTACTGTTTGGTCGCAATAGATACTGGAGAGATTTCTGTGCGCTGGTTTAGCACAAGAAAGAGGAAATTTTTTGATGCTATAGGAGAAGTGCTTGCTTGGGTACCTTTGCCGGAGAGGTATAAGCCAGAGGAGGGGAAACGATGAACCATGAAGGCTATAAAGACCCGACCGCCGAACAAGCCGTACATAACGCCAGTAAGAAATAAAAAGGAGATGGGACTATGGAATTAAAACAAGATAAACCAATCCACTTGAGATGCCCAAAATGCGGGTATGATTTTGCATACAACACGAACCATGTTGAGGAGAAGATTGACCAGCTTAAGCAGGATATTACATCTATTATGGCACAGATGAAAGATTTTAAGGCACAAAACCCGGTAAATTATTCTAAAAGTGACTGGTATAGAAAAGCAAAAGCTGCCCTATCGCACAAACAAGCATCTCTGGTAAATGCAAAAAAAGCAAGAAAAGCAACGGCTGCAGAAATTAAAAGGCAGCAGGATATTATATTCTATAAGCTTGTGCGTGAACGGATCGGAAAAGATGAAGCACTTAAGCTGATGAAAGAAGCGGAAGAGGAACTCGTCTATTATGAATGGGATATGGCAACACAGACGTTCACAAGGTTTGACGGGGTTTGAGAGGAGTGAAATAATGTGTGAATCCGTTGATGTATCAGACGGAGCAAGAATTTGTGGCAAGGAGGGCTGAATGATGGATGATATACAGAGAGCGATAGAGAATCTAAGTACAAGCGGTTTGGAAATATCAGGAAAAGCAAGAAGGGTAGCGGAGTTTTACGATGCGTTGGACACGGCTATTAATGCTATGCAGGAGTTACAGCAGTATCGGGAAATCGGAACTTTGGATGAGTACCGGGAAGCAAGAGAGAAGCAGAAGGCGAAGAAACCTATCGAAGATAGACACGATAACATAAGATATACAGAGGTGTACCGTTGTCCTGTATGTAATAACAGTTTTTCTGGAAGAGGGTATGCAAAATATTGTTACCATTGTGGGCAGAAATTGGATTGGAGAGAGGACGAATGAAACGAATAGAGAGACCACCCGTGATGGACAGCAGCACACGGTACCAGGAGGGAGAGACGTATGACTGATGAAGGAGCAAAGAACCTTATGTATGCGGTTGTAATGCAGGCTGTTAAGGATTATAAATCCGCACTGTATCGCTACAACACAAAAAGAGACAGAGAGAAACGGCAAGTGGCAAAGAATCATATTCGTCAATGTGAAACATTTTTCCGAAAGGATATTAATGCGTATTGCGATCTTGATGGGGAGCAGATTATTGCAAAAGTACGGAGCGATGTCAGACAGAAGCTGAAAAAGAAGGGAATCATTATGGAGGTGCCAAGTGACGGTTGAAGAACTCTTTGATGTGCAGAAAGATGATAACAAACTCAGATCTCTTTACATAGAACTTGCCAGACACGAAGATTTTAACCCGTACAAAAGCAATGTTATTACGGATATGCCAAAAGGGTGTGGTGGAAAAAATTTTTTGGAGTGGCACGCAGAGGAAGAAGAGCGGATCAAAAAAGAGATTGATTTTTACGAGAAAAAGATTCAGGAGGATAGAAAAAGGCTGGACGAATATATTGGAAACGCTCCCTATCCTGAATGTGATATTATCCGATATCGTGCAATCAACAACCTGAGTTGGGAGGAAATTGGGTCGTTTACTGGGTATAGCGGGCGGCAGGTTTCAAATAAATTTTGGAAGTATGTAAAAAGACTTCCGTAATTTCCAAAATTTCCGTTCGGACTTATGATATTATTATAATAGGAATTTAGAAATGAAGTCCTCCTTTTATGTGATCGGCTGCCGGGTATCACAGCCCGGCGGTTGAATAGGCTTAAACGGTATCGCCGGGGCAGTGCCAAGCACACGAAAAGCCCGAAGACCGTCACTATTATTTAAGCGAATGTATAAGGCGAACCCGACCGCCGGGCGAGCCGATTAGCCACATCCTCTCCGCGTGTTAAGAAGGCTTTTGGTGTAACACCAGAAGGGTTTCGGAAGCGCGATAAGTACAAAGCCGTGACAACCGGTAAAGAACATGCGGGACGCCGCTGGATGGAGTTGTGAGGGGGTTACGAAGTCAAAGCGGGAATGGCCGTTGTAGTGATGGCTGAGTTTACGGATGTAGAGTTTCCTCGGGAAAACTAGCATGCGGCAAATCCAAACCGGCGCTATCCGGTGGTGGTATAAGTTTGCGGTGTATAGACTGGAACCGCGCGCCCGAATGTGGGCGCATATCGGGAAATAGCTCAGTTGGAAGAGCGGCGTTGTGCTAGGCGCAGGTTCGAGTCCTGCTTTCCTGATTTGGATTCTTTTCTTCAAAACTCCTTTAGAAGGGCACTCGTCAAATGCGATGGGTGCTTTTCTTGCGTGAGAAGATTGGAGGTAGGACTATGAAATACATATTCAGATTCGCAATTATATACTTGGCGGTGTATATGGCGGTTAATTATTCGATGTGGTGGTTAATATTAATTCTTCTTGGTTGGTAAGAATGAGGAATGTTTGAGTAGTTAGGAAAGCGAGGTGAACCGAATGGCAAAGTATGAATATTGGCTGACAACAGAAGGATTGTTAAAACTGGAAGGGTGGGCAAGAGATGGCTTAACTGATGAGCAGATAGCCGTAAATATGGGCGTAGATGTCGCAACCTTGTACCGCTGGAAGAAAAAGTACTGCAAGATTTGCGAGGTCTTAAAAAAAGGAAAGGAGATCGTTGACCGCCAAGTGGAGAACGCTCTGCTTAAAAGAGCCCTCGGCTACACCTACAATGAGGATGAGTACATAAGCGTTCCGATGGACGAAGTTGAGTACGCAGAGAAGCTGTGCGAATACATGAATCGCTACAAACTTGAGCATCCAGAAGCAACAGACGATGAATTGATGATTGCCAGAGAACGCTTTCCTAAGACTAAGGAGATTTTGGCGAAGCGGAAAATAAAAGAGGTTGTGCCGGATACCACGGCGCAGATCTTCTGGCTTAAGAACCGGAAGCCAGATGAGTGGCGGGATAAGAAGAATGTGGATGTATCAGGAACTGAGAGCGTGGTGATAGTCAATGACATACCAAGACCAGAAGACACAGGAGATTAGATTAACAGATTTAATTGCCCCGTCCTTTTATAATTTGCATTGGGACATTGAAGAACATCGTCACACGCATTACAAACTGTCTGGGGGCAGGGGTTCTGCAAAGTCTTCTTTTGTCAGCGAAGAAATAATTATTGGTATGATGAAGGACCCTCATGCGAATGCTATAGCAATGCGAAAAATCGGACGTTTTTTGGAAGAGTCTGTTTTTGAGCAGCTTCGTTGGGCAATTGATGCACTTGGCGTAGCAGACAAATGGAAAGTCAAATTATCGCCTTTAGGCTTAACTTATATTCCTTTTGGGAACCGCATCATTTTTCGTGGATCTGATGACCCACAAAAAATTAAGTCTGTAAAGCTGAAGAATGGTTATTTTAAATATATCTGGTTTGAAGAACGTGCCGAATTCGAAGGTCCAGAAGAAGAACGTACAATACTCCAATCCTTAATGAGAGGTGGATCGGAGTATGTTGTTTTTTATTCATGGAATCCGCCTAAGAGCATGAACAGTTGGGTGAATCAGGATGTTCTGGATGAAAGGGAAGATACAATAGTTAGCCATACGGATTATAGATCAGTCCCAAAGGAATGGTTAGGGGAACAATTTTTCATTGAGGCGGAGCATCTAAAAGAAACAAAACCAAAAGCTTATGAGCATGAGTATTTAGGCATTGCTACAGGAACCGGCGGAGCAGTATTTGAGAATGTAACAATTCGTCCAATTACTGATGATGAGATTGCAGTGTTCGATCGGATAAAACACGGTCTTGATTTCGGTTATGGAGCAGACCCATTGGCATACATAAAAATGCATTATAACAAAAAACAAAAGCGCCTATATCTGTTTGGAGAAATATATGCGGTAAAATTGGGAAACACCAAAGCAGCAAGAGAAATTCGAAAATTGAACCCATTAAATCGGATAATAACAGCGGACTCGGAAGAACCGAGAGCGATTGCAGCGTTGAATGAACTTGGATTGCGTGTAATTGGTGCAAAGAAAGGTCCTGGTTCTGTAGATTATGGAATGGAATTTCTTGCGGATGAATTGGAGGAAATTGTGATAGACCCCAAACGATGTCCGAATGCAGCGAGGGAATTTACCAGTTATGAATTAGAGATGGACAAAAATGGAAATTTCAAGGGTAGTTATCCAGATAAATACAATCATACGATAGATGCTGTTCGCTATGGCATGGAAGACTCTATGACCAGAAGAAAAGCAAAAATTAAAAGCAAAGCGAAAGTTGGCTTTCATTAGGAGGTGAGAAATATGCATGTATTTACGATACCAGCGGAAAAGTGGGACGAGTCCAATCCAGATAAAGAAGCAATTCGACATTTGATTTTGAAACATCGCTCAGGTGTCGGAAGATTGATAGAACTCAAAAAATACTATGAAGGCAAGCATAAGATTCTATCTGATAAAGACAGGGAAAACAAACTTGTATGCAACCACGCAAAAGACATTTCCGATACAGCCAGTTCCTACTTTATTGGAAATCCAGTAGCTTACAAGAGCAAAGCAGATATCCAGATACTAACGGAGGCTTTGGAAAACGCGGGCGCGGATGAAGTAGACGGAGACAATGGCCTTGATCTTTCCATATACGGCAGGGCGTATGAATATATCTACACAAAACAAGATGAGACGGAGTTGTCAATAAAGAATCTTCCGCCGGAAAATACGTTTCTGGTATACGATGACACCATAGAGCAAAATGAACTCTTTGGTGTCTATTATTATGCCCGGAAGGATGACACTGATAGGGCAAATACGGTATATGTGGCAACCGTGTTGACAAAAAATTATAAATATGTCCTGAATATTCAAGATGTTGATGGCCCACAGGCACTTCTGGAAGAACCGGAAGCGCATTTCAAAAATGAGGTTCCAATCATTGAGTATTTAAATAACAAGCTTGCAATAGGTGATTATGAACTACAGATACCCTTAATTGATGCCTACAATGCCCTGATGTCGGACCGCATTACGGACAAAGAGCAGTTCATCGATTCTATTCTTGCTATATATGGAGCATTGCTGAGCGACGAGGATGCAGAGATGGAGGGTGATGGCGAGGGGAGCCAGAAAGCTATGAAACGGCTAAAAAAGGAAAAACTTGTGGAGTTTCCGGAAGGGGCAAAAGCGGAATATCTGACCAGAACCTATGACGAGGCAGGAGTCGAAATCTTGAAAAAAGCTATCGAACAGGATATCCATAAATTTAGTCATATCCCTTGCATGTCCGACGAATCTTTCGGAGGGAATGTATCTGGTGTTGCGATGGAGTTCAAACTGCTCGGCATGGAGAATATTACGAAGATCAAGACCAGATATTACAAAAAAGGATTACGTAAGCGTTTACGTATTTTTGCGAATTTTCTTAATACAAGATCTGGAATAAGCGTAGATGTTACTTGCATTACTCCGACATTCAGCCGGGCAATGCCAAAGAACCTATTGGAGATTAGCCAGTACGTAGCTAATTTGTGGGGGAAGGTAAGCAAAAAAACATTGCTGTCTCAGATCCCATTTGTCGAGGATCCAGACGAGGAATTGAAAGCTGTGGAGAAAGAAGAACAGGAGAATTTGCAAAAGCAGAAGGAATTGTTTTGGAATCAGCCAAATGAACCGCCAGAGGAAGGTGGCGGCTTAGATGACGATGAAGAATAATCCGTATTATTGGGAGCTCAGACAGGTACAAGATGCCTTTGGATATTATCAGAAGTCTGAAAATATTTCCGATCAAATAGCAGCGGCTTATCAGAAAGCATCAAGGTATCTATCAATAGCGTCGGACGAAATTTTCGAACGTTACATGACAAAACATGGTCTGTCTGAAACGGAAGCAAGGGAATTAATTAATCAGCTTACGGATAAGGAATCACTTGATGAACTTCTGATGAAGCTGCGGAATGCTACAGATCCATCAAAAAAAGAACTCCTAAAACAACTTGAAGCACCGGCTTATCAAGCAAGGTTGGAAAGATTAAGACAATTACAGAATCAGATGGATCTGATTATGAAAAATGTCTATCAACAGGAGTTGAATATTTCCACAAGTTTTTACACAGACCTTGCGAATGAATCCTACTACCGGAATATTTTTAATATTCAGCAGCGGGCAGATGCAGCATTTAGTTTCAGCTACTTATCTGCAAATCAGATAAACCAGGTACTGAACAGTAAATGGTCCGGTGAAAATTACTCAAATCGTATTTGGAAAAACATCAAGGCGTTATCAAGAACACTAAAGGAAGAACTTCTCGTCAATCTGATTACCGGTCGCACGAACCGGGAAGTGTCTGAGATAATTTCGAATAAGTTCGCGCAGAGCGCAAGCAACGCACGGCGCTTAGTGAGAACGGAAAGTAATTTTATATCCACCGAGATGAATTTTAAGGCATACGGTGACGCAGGTATTGAAAAATATCAATATCTGGCAACGCTTGACTTGAAAACTTCTGAGACATGCCGGGAATTGGATGGGAAAATATTCCTCATAAAAGACAGGAAAACAGGTATTAACTGTCCGCCTATGCATCCGTGGTGCCGATCAACGACGATCTCTGTAATAGACGAATCTCTAATGGAAAAGATGCAACGCTCTGCTATAGATCCGGCAACTGGAAAGCGCATCAAAGTGCCACGTTCCATGAATTACTCTCAGTGGTACGACAAGTACGTAAAAGGAAAGCCGGAGGTAGAACTGGAAGAAAAGAAAATTAAGAATCGCTCTTCAGACAGGGAGCAACATCAAAGATATCAAGAAATTTTAGGCGATGATGTGCCGAAAAAGCTGGATGATTTCCAAAATTTGAAGTATAATAATACTGAGAAATGGAAATATACAAAACTGGATTATAAAAGACAGAATGAATTGATAGAACATCCGGAAAGAAAGTTACCTAATGCAGAAGACGTTATTCTTCCAGATGGAAAATTCACAAAATATTTATTCGATGGTGTTCACAAAGAAGGGTTGGCGAAGGGAGCGGCTTTTTCGTCCAGGTTGGGATATGATATAAGCAATTGGAGAGAATTACAGAACGAGATAAAGCATAGGGCTTTAAAATATCCAGTAACCTTTAAGGATAATAACGGATACGGAGACAGATATGAACAGAAAATAGTCGTATATGGTAAAAACGGAACTCCTGCAAATGTTGTTGTTGGGTGGATGCATAAGCCCAATGGAGATGTAACGATGTCGAGCGCGTATATTAAAGAGGTGAAGTAAATGGAAATAAAAGAATTTGATACAGTACTTTTGAAGGATGGCAGAACAGCATCTATCGTAGAAGCGTTTGAGAACAAAGCTTTTATTGCTGATATCGGTAGTTCTTCAAAAGATTGGGAGACAATCAGCATTACGATAGATGACATAGAAAAGGTATTGTGAACATCTAAAAAATAACCACCAGTCAGAAATGGCAGGTGGTATTTTTATACCCATTTTTATTATGCGACGGTAGAAAGGAGGAGGCATGAAGGTAAAAGTAGTGAAACGCTTTGTGGATAAAAACACAAAGGATATGCGTGAAACTGGAAAAGTTTATGAGTATCCTGATAAACGCGCAAAGGAACTTATTGACGGCGGCTATGCTGAGGAATCAAAAGATGCAAACACGAAAAAGGAAGGATAAGGTGATCAAATTATCTCCCTTTGAGACGCAGGGTTATGCTCCGCAATGAGGGTAAACTACATGAGCCGATAACGAATGGCCCGGGCGCGCAAGCGAATAGGCTGGGCGGAAAGGATAAGAAAATGAAGTATAAAGTATTAAAATGTTTTGGATTTGGAAGGTGTAAAATGCCAATGAACTTACAGTTCTTCGCAGAAACAGGAGACGACACTGGGGCAGAAGGTGGCAATGGTGGCGGATCTGAAGGCGGGGACGGAGGTACAGGAAACGAAGGACAAGAGCTGTCGTCTTTTGATGATTTCCTGCAGGGAGAAGGCAACCAGGCAGAATTTGATCGCAGAGTTCAGAAGGCCATAAATACCGCTCTTAAAAACGAGAGAGAGAAGTGGCAGGCGATGACGGATGATAAACTGTCAGAGGCGGAGAAACTGGCGAAGATGACCAAAGAAGAAAAGGCGGAATATCTGAGTCAGAAAAAAGAGAGGGAACTCAACGACCGAGAAGCAGCTATTACGAAAAAGGAACTGATGGCAGAAGCGAAGAACACTTTGGTAGAAAAGAAATTGCCGGTGGAACTCGCTGATGTGTTAAATTACGCCGATGCTGATGCGTGTAACAAGTCTATCACAACAGTAGAAAAAGCCTTCCAGAAAGCTGTACAAACAGCTGTAGAGGAAAGGTTGAAAGGCGACAAACCTCCGAAAAGAGTTTTAGAAGGGCAAAGCCAGTATGAGGGTATCGACGCTGCAACTGTAGCACAGGTAGAAGCATTAATGTAAATTTTAGAAAGGATAAGGTAATATAAATGGCGATTAATACATTATCAACCGCAACATTATTTATGAACACGCTTGATAAAAAGGCAGTTCAAGAAGCAACAACGGGATGGATGGACGCTAATGCCGGACAGGTTATCTATAATGGAGGAGCAGAGGTTAAGATTCCAATGATGACTGTACAGGGCATGGGGGATTATGACCGTGATAATGGATACGTACAGGGTGGAGTAACACTTACATACCAGACAAGAACAATGACTCAGGACAGGGGAAGAAAGTTTCAGTTGGATCCGATGGATATCAACGAAAATAATTTCGTTACAACTGCAGCATCTGTAATGGGAGAATTCCAAAGGACACAGGTAGTGCCGGAAATAGATGCTTACCGTATTTCAAAAATTGCAGCAGATGTTATTAAAGCAAATAAGGCCGGTATGATCGAATATGATTACACTCCTGGTGCAACGGGAACTTCGGCGCTCAGAAAAGCAAAAGAAGGAATTAAGGCCATTAGAGATATGGGATATAATGGTCCGCTTGTAATTCATGCGACCCCTGATTTTATTATGGAACTTGAAATGGAATTGTCAGGAAAGATTATGGCTGTTACATTTTCAAAGGGCGGAATTGATACGCAGGTTCCGTCGATTGATGGCGTTCCATTTATTTCAACGCCGTCAAATCGTATGTATACAGCTATTACGATGTATGATGGCAAAACAACAGGTCAGGAAGCGGGAGGATATACCAAAGGTACGACAGGTCTTGACATTAATTTTATGGTGATGCCTAGAACAACGCCAATAGCAATCACAAAACAGGATATTATGCGTATTTTTGATCCTACGATTAACCAGAAACTTAATGCATGGCAAATGGATTACCGCCGTTTCCACGATATTTGGGTACTTGAGAACAAATTGGATTCCATCTACCTGAGCATTAAGGATAAGAAGCCTACAGCGCAAGGAGGTACGGAATGATACTAATTAGAAAAAATGTCGAGAGGATATCTGAGTCCGAAGCGCAAATTGCAAAGCTGAAAGCAAATGGATATAAAGAACTGAAGGCTGAGGACGCACCGGATGACGTGCCGAAATGTGAGGCGGATTTGAAATCATTGAGTGTAACGCAGCTAAAGACTTTGGCAAAAGAAAAAGGAATTGATGGGTATTCGTCCCTTACAAAAGATGAGCTGCTGACGATTTTGAAGGGTGTGATATAAGTGACTGATGTAGAAAAGTTAGCGATTTTAACGGGAGAGAGTGACTATGAGTTACTCTCTCTTCTGCTAGATGAAGCTGAGGAATTTGTAAAGTCTTACACAAACCGAACAAAAATTGTAACTGGGCTGGAAAAAGCTGTTCGTGATCTGGCGGTGGTTGCCTTGAATCGAATGGGAACTGAGGGTGAAAGTAGCCGAAGTGCAGCAGGGGAATCTTATAACTTCGATAATGCACCAAAACAGGTATACGATGTTATGAATCGGTACCGTCTGGCAAGAGTGGGAGGAAAAGCTCATGAGGCTAAAACGGAATAGATTGCATCAGTACCGACACAGGCAGGCGATTTCAAAACGGGATAGAGAAGGCGGAAGTTATACCGAATATGGGACCGCACTTCCTTTTGTGGCTGAAATGTGGCCGGGCGGCGGCAAAGTGCAGACTGAGATGTACGGTACACGCCTTCCTAACATCCGAAATTTGCGTATACAGGGAAAATATAAAGAGATAGCTGATTCGAACGGTAAACTGAGTTATGCGCTTGACAATGGCATGACAATAACTGTAAATGATGGAATCTGTATCTATTCGGAGAATGAGCCGGATTATAAAGTTGTGGCTATCTACCCGTACAGTTTTCTGACGTTGGAGGTGGAGAATCTATGATTCTTGGTATTCAAGAGCTGGAAAAAGAGCTGCAGAACATGTCCGAAGCTGAACTCCGGAGCGGAATTGCGAAAGCAATCCTTCTGGTCCAGGAAGAGGCAAAGGCAGGATGCCCGGCACATGATGGCGAATTGAGAGAGAGTATCTACACAGATGTTGAAGAACACGATGACAAAATTACTGGGATTTGCTATACAACCAAAAAATATGGACCTTATGTAGAGCTTGGCACAGGACCGAAAGGACAGGAAAACCATGATGGAATTTCACCGGAGGTTGCAGTTTCCTATACACAATCTCCTTGGTGGATCCATGAGAGCCAGATCGACAGAGAAACAGCAGAGTATTATCATTTTTTTGCCATTGATACACCAGAAGGTCGTTTTTACCAGTGCGTCGGTCAAGCGGCTCAACCATTTATGTATCCCGCTCTAAAAAACAATGAAAACAGGGTAGCAGAAATTGTGGCAAACTCATTAAGGAGGCAACTATGAAAAATGTAAAAGACCAGATATATGAGGCACTTCTGAATAAATTCCCGGATGTGACTGATCAATATCCGAGGGATTGGGCGATTCTTCCGGCAGTGCAATATGTAGAAGAAGAAAACAAGGTGCATGAGCACACCGGAGAAGGCGAATGCAAGTCGTATGTAAGGTACCGAATTGACATCTGGCATAATCGTTCCACATCGCAGGCGGCTCTTGATGTAGATGAAGCATTATCAGCCCTCGGGTTGGTACGCACTTCCTGCGGCGATGTGCCGGATCCATCCGGGTTGAAACATAAACAGATGCGGTACGAAGCGATTATTGATATGGGATCAGAAGAAGTGTACTGGCCAGATTAAGAAAGGAGAGAATTAATGTTAGCAAATGGAGCAAAATTGGAATTCAAGAAGAAAGATGAAGATACATACACCGATCTTCTTGGTCTGAAGGAAGTCCCGGATATTGGGATAGAAGCGGAAAAGGTAGAAAATACGGTTCTTGTTGATCCTCATAAGAAATATGAGCAAGGTATCGGCGATCTCCCGGATATGGTGTATAAATTCAAATACGACAATACCGATGCAAAGTCATCTTACAGATTAATGCGTGAAGCACAGGAATCTGGCGAAGTGCTGTCATTTAGAGAAACAATGAAAGATGGCACGACAACAGAATACGATGCGCAGGTGTCTGTGAAACGAACCGGGGGAGGTGTAAATGGCGTAATTGAATTTGAACTTACTATGTTGGTACAGAGTGATCTGGTTTTTGTGGATCCGGCGTAAATAATTTTATGGAGGTAAGAAATGAGTATATTAGGTGGAATAGATAATGAAATGGAACAGGAAAATTTGGAAGAACGGCAGAGTGAGAATGTTACGGAATTTGTTGAGAAAAAACCTAAAAGACATCCGTTCCATTATTGGACTGTAAGAGGTAGAGACTACAAACTGAAGCTTACGACAGGAATGATTGAAAAACTCGAAAATAAATACAGGACAAACGTTCTAAATTTAGTGGGTAGTGACGGAATTCCTGCTCTGTCTGTAATGCTGACTATTATTCAAGCGGCAATGACTCCCTGGGAGCATAAGGTCTCTTATAAGGATGTACAGAAATTATATGATTTTTGGTCTGAGGCGGGTGGAAACCAGATGGACTTCTATGCAAAAGTTTTGATGCCAACATTGGCGGTATCTGGTTTTTTTACGGATCAGCAGGCGGAATCGATGTTGGAGAGCCTGAAAGATATGGACAATATGATGTAAAGCAGCAGAGAGACAGTCTTATGGAACTATACGAACATGCACTTGATTGTGGAATACGCCCGGAGGATTTTTGGACTTATTCTCCTCTTGAGGTATCTGATCTGATTGCAAGCTATTTTCGGCAGAAGCAGCAGGATATAAAACAGCGCGTTACGCATGATTTTGTTATGGCAGAAGTTCAGACACGGTACGTATGCAGAGAACAAGGGCAGGATATACCTCATCCTTGGGAATATTATCCGGAACTTTTCCAAAAAGAAGAAGTGGAATACAAACAAAAGAAAGAAGCAACAGAACTTGAGGAATACAAAGAAAACCGAAGAGCATATGTAGCAGAATTTAACAGACGTAGAAGACAGGGACTGTAACACCCTGTCTTTTTCTGTTGGAAGGGAGGTGAATCATGAGTGATAACTCTACACTGAAAAAGTTACAGGTAATCATCGAAGGAACTATTGCACCATATAAAAGAGCAATAAACGAGGCAAGAAGCGAAACAAGGCGAGCCGCAGAGGACATCGGAAGAGAAACCCAAAATATGTCAAGCAGATTTAATATGAATTCTGCACTATCGAAGATTCGGAGTGTGCAGGAGGCTATTCGAGGAGCGGTAGCTGATTGCCGTGCAAGAGCAGGTTTTACAGATGAAGGTTTGATGAGTGCACTTGGCGGAACAATTTCAGAGAAATTCAAAAATGCACAATTAAAAGCGGGACTCAAAGAACATACAAACGAGTATAAACAGCTTCAAGCCGATGCTGATAGAGCGGCTAAGGCAATAGAAAAGCTTAAGCAGAAGCAACAGAATATGGACGCATCTGGGGTCGACCATCAGAGTACCGCTTGGAAAAATGTGTGTAATCAGATATCGGCGGCGGAACGCCGTTTAGGTGGTTACACCGGAGCGATGCGAAGAATGGAAGGAACCGGCAGAGACGTACAGTTCGTAGGTTTCAAAGCTATAGGAGCGGCCGCATTCACAAAAACTATGAACGGAATGAAAGCCGTGTTGTCTGGCGTTACTACCGCGATAAAGAGAACCAGCGGCGTTTTCGGGGCACTTATTAAAAAATTTGCCAGTGGTACTCCAATTGTGAAGAGATTTACCAATGGGGTTCATCAGAACGGAAATGCATTTAAAGGTGGCCTAAAGAATATCCTCAAATACGCATTCGGAATTCGAAGCTTGTACATGCTGGTTAACAAACTGAGGAACGCATTAAAGGAAGGATTTAAAAATCTTGCACAGTATGACGATCAAACGAACGCCAGTCTGTCTGCAATAATGTCGAGCCTTACTCAGTTTAAAAATAGCATGGCTACAGCATTTGCACCGATTCTGAATGTTGTGGCTCCGATCCTTGTAACGCTGATTAATTATCTTACAAAGGCAGCTACTGCTCTTGCACACTTTTTCGCATCATTTACCGGACAAAGTAGTGTAGTCGTATCTAAAAAGGTGAATCAGGATTATGCAGCCAGTCTGAATGCAAACGCAAGTAGTGCAGATAAAGCTGATAAGGCAAATAAAAAGCTGAAGAACACTCTTATGGGGTTTGATCAGATTAACAAACTGGACGACAACTCTGATTCTGATTCGGACAGCAGTTCTGGAGGACTGTCTCCGTCTGACATGTTTGAGACTACCGGAATTGATTCCAACGTATCAAATTTTGTGCGGAAGGTAAAAGAAGCCTGGAACAATGCTGATTTCACTGAAATAGGAGAAATTCTTGGAAGCAAGCTGAACGATGCGCTAAACAGTATCCCTTGGGCGAAAATAAAAGAGACATCTAGGAAAATTGCGAGAAGCATAGCAACGTTTCTGAATGGATTTCTGGGAAAAACTGATTGGGGACTTGTAGGTTCTACAATTGCAGATGGTATTAATACTGGAATTGAATTTGCTTATACTTTCGTAACAACGTTTGACTGGAAGAAATTTGGTAAAGCATTCGCTGATGGCATTAACGGCTTTGTAAAGAAAATTGATTGGAAGAAAAGTGCGCAAACCCTTTCAGAAGGACTAAAAGGGCTACTAGATACACTGATAGCAGCCGTAAAGAATATTGACTGGTATCAGATCTGCGAGAATATAAAAATATTCCTTGAGAACATTGACTGGGTCGGTATCGTAGAAAGGATTGCTGAACTTTTTGGAGCAGCATGTGGAGGTCTTGCCGCATTACTTGGCGGATTGCTTGGAGATGCATTCTCGGCAACCGGAAAATATTTTGAGGATAAAGCTGCGGAATGTGGCGGAAATATGGTACTCGGAATATTAAAAGGTATTGTCGACGGCTTAATAAATATCAGCGTTTGGATTGTCGAACATATTTTCCTTCCTATCATTAATGGATTTAAAGACGCCTTCGGTATTCATAGTCCATCTACAGTTATGGCGGAGCAAGGCGGTTACATTATTGAAGGACTTCTTAAAGGATTGATAGATAATGTAGGGAAGGTAATTAAGTGGGTTATCAGTCTGCCTGGCAAAATTATAGATGCATTAGGGAATGCAAAGGACTGGCTGTTTCAGAAGGGGAAGGATGCTATCGAAGGATTTAAGAGCGGATTCGAAAGTTGTAAAGAAGGAATAAAAAGTGTGGCGTCGAAAATTCCGGGGCTTATCAGAGAGGGAGTTGGAAACCTATGGGACCTCGGCAAGAACGCGATATCATCTTTTGTAAGTGGTTTTACTTCTGTAAATATTCCTACGCCAAAGATTTCTACGGTAACTGGAGCAGTAAGTTCTAAGATTCCAAAAGTAAACGTTAAACAGTATGCATCTGGCGGACAACCGGGAATAGGCGAAATGTTCATTGCCCGCGAAAGCGGTCCTGAACTCGTCGGAAAGATTGGAAACAAATCATCTGTAGCGAACAATGGACAGATCATCGAAGGTATAAAGGCAGGTGTGTTTGAAGCTGTCTTAGATGCGTTCGATGCGGCGAATACTCTGTTTGGCGGTAGCAATTCTGGTGAAAAGCCGGTTGTTGTGGAATTCACATTTATGTGCGGAGAAGAAACAATTTATAAGATGAGCAAAAAGGGAAAAGAAAAATACGAAGGAAGAGTTTCGATTGTAGAAAGAGTTTAGGAGGCGGTTTATGTGGACGAAATGATTCTGGTGGACGGAAGGGCGATCAAGTGCCCTTCCGGCTTTAAATGGAAGAAACAAGACATATCCGATAAAGCAGCAGGACGTACAGATGACACAATCATGCACAAGAACCGGATAGGGATAAAGAGAACCCTATCCTTATCTTGGTCGTGTCTTACAAAGCAAGAAATACATGAGGTTGTAGTGGCGTTTAATCCAGAATATGTGCATGTAACTTATTGGGATCCATTAACAGGTGGAGATGTTACAAAAGAATTTTATACGGGTGATATGCAGGCCGATGTAAAGTGGTGGGCAAAAGGAAGAGAGCGATACTCTTCCTTGAGTTTTGATATAATTGAGAGGTAGTGATGAGAAACGTATCTAAGAATTTTAAAAATGAATTAAAAACGGACAACCGAAATTACCTACTGTATGCAGACGTTGCATTGTCATCTGGAGAGATGCTAAATCTGACCCGAGAAGAAATATGGGAAAATAGATTTATTCTTGATGATGCTACTTCCGGAACGAGCAGCTTCGACCTCGGCTCTGTAATAATCAATAAATTTACTCTGACAATCAACAATATCTATGACGATTTTAGTAAATATGATTTTACAGATGCTACAGTTGTGGCGCACATAGGACTTGGATTGCCAGATGGAACAGTTGAGAAAATCCGAATGGGAACATTCACGGTGGACGAACCTACCTATAATGGATCCACGATTACCCTAGAGTGTCTTGACAACATCCGCCTACTGGACGAGCCTTATAGCAAGAGCACTCTGCAATATCCTGCAACCTTACTGCAGATTGCCCGTGACGCCTGTGAGCGCTGTGGACTAAACCTTAACACTACCAATTTAGAAAATAGTGATTATATAGTAGAGCACCGCCCGGACAATGAAGCAACTACCTTCCGAGAAGTTCTGTCATGGGTGGCACAGATTGCATGTAAGTATGTGAAATGTGATGCGTATGGCAGAGTGTATTTTGGATGGTATGATGAGAGTGATTATGTAGAAGAATTTGTTCTGACTGACGAAAGAGAAAATAAGATCCACACGGATGACAGTGATGAGCTTATCGTTTTTGCCGAGCCATCCAAAGCAAAAACATCTGTAGACGGTGGACGCTTCGACAAGGATACACCTTACTCTTCGGGCGACAATCTGGATAGCGGATTATTCAAGCCGTGGGATGATGAGGGTGACGTGAGTTACGATGCTGGAACATTTGACGCAATGAAGACCTACCATCATATCTGGCTGCTGAATTCGCTTACGGTCGGAACTGATGACATTACAATCACAGGTGTGAGTGTTGTATTGGAGAATGAATCCGGTGAGAGCAACACTTATCTCTACGGAGATACCGGATATGTTCTGAACATTGAGAAAAATGATCTGATCCAGAGTGAAGACCAGGCAAAGAGTGTGGCAGTTATGGTCGGAGAGAAACTGGTAGGCATGACATTTCGGGCATTTTCGGCCGGGCACTTATCTGATCCGACAATAGAAGCTGGCGACACTGTGTATGTTACCGACCGGAAACAGAACAGTTACAAGTCCTATATCACCAATACGGTATTTACCGCCGGTGGAACACAGAAAAGTTCTTGTGGTGCAGAGACACCCGACAGAAATAGTAGACAGCGTTTTACGGAAGCCACGAAGGCGTTGGTAGCAGCGAAGAAGAATACAACACAGCAGATAAACACCTATGATAAGGCTGTACAGGCACTTACAAGCATGATTACACAGTCCTTCGGAGTCTATAAAACCGAGGAGAAACTGGACGATGGCAGCACCATATTTTATATGCACAACAAGCCTACGTTAGAAGAATCCGACATCATCTGGAAAATGACAGCAGATGCATTCGCAGTGTCTACGGATGGAGGACATACCTGGAACGCAGGGATGGATAGCCAGGGCAATGCAGTTGTGAATGTGCTGTCAGCAATAGGAATCCGGTTTGACTGGGCAAGAGGTGGAACGCTTACTCTTGGTGGAGAGGATAATGTGAATGGAACGCTACATTTGTTGGACGCTGACGGTAACGTAACAACGTCCTTGGATGTAAACGGTGCAGATATTACTGGAACGGTTACTACAAGAAGCAAAAAATATGGGTTTTCATCGAAGCTTAGTGATGGGGATTTAACCTTGTATGGAGAATACGGAGAACGTGTCGGAAGCTTGTCCATGATGGGAATTTATGAAGATGCGATGCATGGTTTTCGGTATATACCGGCACTCCAGTCTGATAACGGAAATGGAATTTCTGGCGCAATTATTGCTCTGGATGGAAAGAAAAAAGAAATAACGTTAGATGCAGACTATGTTAGAATCGGAAAAGCTGTACCAATTAGTGGGACAGCAGAATTTTCTGACGGAAGTTATCTGAAATTTATAAACGGTGTTTTGGTGGCCGGAAAAACGGTAGACGGTACAATGTTCTAAGAGGGGTTTGTCCTCTCTTTTTTAATGGAGAAAAATACAATGGCATTAATAATAAGCAATGCATATTTAACGGTGGCGCAGATGACTGGCAATGCCCAATACATCGCGGATTATCTTACCGAGCGTGGATGGACCAGAAATGCAATTGCCGGAATCTTAGGCAACATGCAGAGAGAATCCAATATTAATCCCGGTCTGTGGCAGTCTCTAAAATACGGTAACATGTCCGGCGGTTATGGGCTGGTGCAGTGGACACCTGCAACCAATTACACCAACTGGGCATCCGCAAATGGTTATCCCTGGGGGAGTAATTATTCCAATCCCGAGCAGTATATATGCGGACAATTAGAACGGATCCTATGGGAATTGGAAAACGGAGAGCAGTGGATTGCAACGTCTGCTTACAATTTTAGTTTCCGGACATTTACACAATCTATGCAGACACCGGAATACCTGGCAACAGCGTTCTGCAAAAACTATGAAAGAGCCGGAACGGAAGCCATGTCCGAGAGGACAGAAGGTGCACGGTACTGGTTCGAACATCTGTCCTACAGTAACACTGTAGTCGATAATGCGCTTGAATGGGCATTGGCAATCGCCGCCGACAACAGCCACGGATATGACCAGGCACACAGGGATGGTCCGGACTATGACTGTTCATCTTTCTTGTCCTGGGCTTACTATAACGCAGGACTGAATACGCGTCCCGGATATACACCTAGTACATCCGAGATGTACAGCGTATTTAAGGCGGCGGGATTTACGGATGTAACGGCGCAGGTGAATTTGAATAACGGCTCTGGTGCAGTGGCGGGGGACGTGTTTCTGCATGTTGGACACCATACTGCAATGTATATTGGCAATGGGCAGATGGTACACGCTTCCATTAACGAGCATGGAGGAATAACCGGTGGACAGACCGGTGACCAAACGGGAAATGAGATCTGTACACGATCCTATTACAATCATCCGTGGGATCATGTACTCCGGTATAAATCTGGTGGAAGTGTTATAGTTCCGCCAACTGGCGTATCTCTGGTGCGATGGATCCCAGCGTAAAAAGGAGGTAATTATGGCGATACAAGTAAGACATGGAGTGTTTAAGGACTTCGATCCGGACAAGATGCTGCCAGCTGAGTGGGCGGTAGTAATGGATGGGGAACCGAATTCTGAGGACGGTGAGAGCGTCTATATGTGTTTTAAGGTTGGCTGTGTGAAACGCATGTGTACTTATGAGGACATGGTTGAAAACATAAAAAAGGCGTTGGGAGATGCACAGAAAGCCTTGACCGGGGACATGCTTGCGGCAGCAGATAAGGCAAACCTTGCAGCACAGAGCGCGGACAGTGCATCAAAGGCAGCTAGTACTGCAGCGGAACGAGCGAATGCGGCTGCGGTTATTGCGGAGAATACATCTGCCGATGTGGTTGCAATTAAAAAGATTTTACAAGATGTGCTTGTGATAGTTTAGCAGGGAGGAAATTATGACAGATATAATAAAAGTTGGTGGAAAAAAGATAAAGGATCTACCCACCGTGACAGTTCTGGATGATGATGATGATCTGATTGTGGAGAATTCTGTCCCGAAAACGAACCGGGTTAAATGGGGGACGATAAGGAACAAACTCGGGCAGGACCTGTCAAATAGTTTTTCGGACTTAGTCGTAAAAGAAACAGTGCATGGAATTTTGATGTCCAATTGGTTTGTAATTCCTGACAAGGAAAATTACAGCCTTGCTGCAGTGTATTCACTCAGGGACGATGCGGCAAATTATGTACAAGGCATACAACGGCGAAGTACTGGCGGCTACACAGTCCTAGTTAATGGTGGTACAAACGGTGCAGAGATGGATTTCCTGGCAGTATGGGTAAAAAATGGCGGGTTTTCTAGTGACACTGGCGAAGGTGGAGGGACTGATATACCCGTAACTGTAAGTGGGGATTACCACCTTGAGACTAAGACAGTGCTGCTATCTTATGCAAGCCCTACATTACTTAGGGGGTATGCATTATTTAACAGCAAGATCATATCTGCAGCGGCGACCATAGAGGATCGTCAAAACACTCCGGTGCTACAGACCGAAAATGTATATACGGATGTGGGATACGCAGGCACCGAAACCCGAGTGGAAATATACGCAAAAGGTGCCAACTACGTATCTGGGCATATCCTTGCAGTACACGTGCTTGCGGTGCTGGAGGGAGCCGGAGCAAATCCACCGGGTACAGGCGGAGGCACAGAGGTAACACTTCCAACATCGGATAAGACACTTACAGTGGACGGAGGGTATGCAGATGCGGCAGCAACGGGGGAAGCAATCAGACAAATTTCCGAGCAAATAGAGAAGCTACCGAGCAACGGTTTGAATTCTACTGCAAGAAATCTGTTAATAACAATACTACGTGCAGGAGTGTATACCACAGACCAATCCGGGAATATCGCTGCACTCGAACAGACTCTGTCGGCTGGTGGCGAACAACCGAGTGGCATCGTGCAGAATGGCAGTGTTCTGGCGGTAACAAGTGGAGTAACAGCAACGCAGAGTGAAAATAAACTAATCATAGGGGGTGCATGATGAGTAAGAATATAAGATTGAATGAAACAGATTATACTGGAGTATCTATGGTCCAACTGCCGATAACAGGGGGTGGTTCCGCCCTGTTCCGTGATATTGACGAGATAACAGGATCGGGCGGGGATAGTGGACTGAAGGAAAATCAGATTCCTGTATACCATGTTGCCGGAGAGTATACAGGCAGTAATTATACCAGTATCTATCTAAAACATAACCTCGGTGTTAAGGGAGATATTTATTTTATCCTGTGGACGGATAATCCAGATGCAGCGTTCCAATTCCATATGGGGTGTCTTACAAGCGGATTAGTTAACGGAACTACTTTAACAAGTGCCGGAGATACATTTCCCATGTATCAAGGTTTTTATAAGCTTACAGGTGGATCGAATCAACGGACTGTTTTTAAGACGGGCTTTTCACCAGAGGACCCAGGCACGACTTCAACAAACGATAATTACGTGGACGAAAATACTTTCTGTATAAATGTAGGATACAATATTACAACGGGTTGCAAGTATTACTATTCGTTGTATATTATCCCGGCTGGAGGTAATGAATGATGGAATTATACAACGGAAATGGGGAGGTAATTCAGATATCTCCGTCAGGGAGCAATATAAATACTGTGCATAATATGTTTGATAATGCCGAAGTGAAGAGAGGATACCTGTCACCTGCAGGAGATTTTTTTACGGATAATAATTGGATCACATTTGTTGTAGATGTGGAAGAACTACACAATTATACATTTAATTTTCTGGATAAGGATAACCAGTATATGGCGTTCGTGGATGAAACAGGTTCCACAATCTGTTCTACTGGAGTGAAAACGGAATCGCCTGGAGCCGGTATAGATTTTTCACAGAACGGGGTTAAGTTGTTCGTACATGACATAACAACTAAGGTAGTTGACAATGAAAGTCACAGTCTACAGACAGTTACAGCACCATTAGGAGCAGCAAGGTTTAAGATTGCTTGTGCTACTACCGATCCTGTAGTGTTCTGTATGGTACAAGGCACATCAGCCGATTGGACGACACCTGGGAATACGGCGCCAGAGAATATCACCCAATTACACAAGGGTGAAGTCATGTATACATTTGGTGATTCCATCACACAGGGGACTAATGGGGGATTCCAGAAATATATCCGTGATATAACCGGGTATGCGATTGTTAATTATGCCTACTCTGGGCTTACAGCAACCTCCCTCGTGGACAAAGTGTGTACGGATGATGTTGACTTTTCGAGAGCATCTACCGTAACGATCATGGTCGGGACAAATGGCGGCGTTAATTCCACCATAGAAGATATCCCCTATATTATAGGAGGAACTGTAGCAGATATAGAGGACGGAAAAACGATTACACATAATGACGAAGAAATTAGCACGGTAGATGCATATTGGGAGCTATTCAACACGCAGAAATATCATGCCGCAATCGCTAAAATCATTGAGTGGGCAAGATGGAAGAATCCACACATCAAGATTCGGCTGATAACACCAACCATGAACGCTTTTCGGGGGCTGACCATTGATGGCGGTCATGAGGCAATCAGGACAGCGATGTATGAGATTGGAAAGTATTATGGCGTACGTGTCATAGATGCAGTCAGAGAAGCTGGGTTCTGTCTGCACAATATCAATGAACTTACCTATGATGGTACGCACTATACCGTGGATGGGAACCGTGTGTACGGTGAATATGTTGGTACAGAATTAAACTTTATGTAGTTTTGGACGGGAGGATATATGGAAATTAGAGCGAGACCGGTTTGCGGTCTTATTTTTGTGGGAAAATTAGTTGCGCCGGCGCAACTGCCGGAGAAAGGATTAAGAATATGGAAAAATTATTTAACTGGATCAGCATTTTTTGGGGGCTGATCGGCGGTGGCTTGTCATATTGGCTTGGAGGATGGGACGTGTTGCTTAAAACGATTGTGTTTCTGGCAGTGGTGGACTACATTACGGGATGCATTAAGGGGATCTATACAAAGCAGTTGTCTTCGGAGATTGGCTTTAAGGGGTTACTAAAAAAGATCGTAATGTTCATCGTGATCGCCGTGGCATATGTGATCCAGGGGCTCGTCGGCGGTAAGATTCCACTCCGTGAAGTGGTGATTATGTTCTACATTGCCAATGAAGGGCTGAGCCTGTTGGAAAATGCAGCGGTATTTGTACCGGTTCCTGAAAAATTAAAGGCTGTTTTGTTACAATTAAGAGAAAAAGATGAATCAGAGGGCGAGTGATCGTCCTCTTTACAATCAAGAAAGAGAGAAATAAGAGAATGAAGAAATTATTCATATCGCAGCCCATGCGAGGTAAGACAGATGAAGAAATTCTGGATGTAAGAGAAAAGGCGATTAAAAGTGCAGAGGAGAAGTTGGGGGAACCAGTAGAAGTAATTGATTCGTTCTTCCAGAACGCTCCCGCAGATGCGCGCCCGCTGTGGTTCCTAGGAAAAAGTTTGGAATTACTTTCTACTGCGGACGTAGCATATTTTGCTCATGGATGGAAAGACGCGAGAGGATGTCAGATTGAAAATCAGTGCGCAATTGAATATGGAATCAATATTATTGAAGATTACAGAATGGAGGATAAATGATATGAGTATAAGCGTAGTATTAGCCGGACATGGGTCTGGCACACCGAGCACTAAGGGCATGAATGCCTATTGTAGTAGCAGACAGGCGCAGGGACGTGGTCTGGTAGAAGTGTTAAGAATCGTAGGCATTACGGATACACAGCGGCAGAAGATGCACGATCTGTACAAGAGCATCCTTGGGCGTAACATCTATAGCCAGGATTTACGGGATTATTGTTACAAACAGTACCGTGGCGCATATTACAGCGATTGCTCCAGCTCCATCTGTCGGACAGCGGAGCAAGCGGGAATCGGTGGCATTGCGTCTCTTAATACAGCCGGGATGCACTACAAGTGGAAAAAAGTGGACGGAGTGATTATTAAGAACGGTCTTATCCATAATCCGGAGATTTTAAAAGTTGGAGATGCTCTAATGTTTAAAGGTTCCGACCCATCCAGACCGCTCCAGATTGGACACACAGAAATGGTCTACGAGATTAACGGCAAGACTGCATCTGGTGCCACTCCGATTGCATCCGCAGGCAGTACAGTCGTTAAGGCTGGACAGATGCATGCCAACAACTTCTGCGGTGCCGGACTTGCTATAGATGGGGTACGTGGCTCCCTTACCAAAAAAGCCGGGGTTATGGTATTACAGGTTGCTCTTAATCTGGACTACGGGGCAGGATTGGTAGTGGACGGAGAGTACGGTCCGAAAACGGATGCCGCTCTGAAAGGGCATACGGTACGGCTCGGAGAGACACAGTACATGGTTACTGCATTGCAGATTCTGTTAATGCTTAAGGGGTACAACCCGAATGGTGTGGAGTGTCCGGGAAGCTTTGGTAGCGGATGCGAAGCGGCGGTATGGCTGTATCAGGGAGATTTTGGATTAGCACGAGATAAAATTGCTGGATACAATACGTTTAAGAGTTTGATTTCATAAAAATACCCCGGGAAGAACCCGGGGTAAAACATCTTATGTTATTGTTAATCGTTAATTTAAATGAATCACCGTTTAAATACATCGCATGTTACTGTTTATCGAATCTTTGCTTTTGTTAAAAATAATGTTTAAATACATAAAATGTTGTTGTTTGTGCTACTATCTTAACACGTACACATAAGTATGTCAAGATAGTAGCTTATTTTTATATATTAACTATTTTCGACTTCTTTCCAATCCAGTTCTAATTTCTGCCCACAAGACGGACAGTAATTTAAGTGGCATTCGACTGCTAGAAATGTTGCAAACGCCAGTCCGCAGTTCGGACATTTTCCGAGGAAATCTTTGGAAAAATCGTTTGACATTTTTACTTTTTTTGGAACTGGTTGCGTATCTGTGCCGTCAAAAAGAAGCTCCGTGAATGTACAAGGACATTCAGAAGGAATTCTTTTGTATGCATCATAGAGACCGTCCGAATACTCTACGACTAAATCGTTATCTGATACGCTATCAGGCGTATCCCATGAATTGTTGCGAGTGTTAATGTAGAATGTGCCATTTAAAAAACGGCATCTATATTCTTTAGACCCGCATGACTTTACTTTAAATTCTTTCATACTCTTCTTTCTCCTTTTTCAATCTCTTTTTTAAGCCTCTGTCCAATAGATTACATCAGACGGTATATCAAATCGGCTATTTCTGTAAAAACATTTCCCTCGCTCCAGAAAATAACACTCGTCATTTCGAAAAATAACATAACATCGTGTCTCTTCTGAGGGAAGCGCATCGGGAACTTTTTTCCAGTTAAGAAAACCGTCGGCTTTATTTTTTACACAGGATGCGCAATTGTAATCTTCGTCACACATTGCGCAGCCTTGATCTAAAAATTTGCAAATTTTCATACAATTTTCCTCTTCTTCTTTCCGCACTTTTTGCAAGTGCATTCATACAATTTACCCATGCCGCCTTCTACCATACGGATATAGGTGGTATATTCGTATTCGTGCTTACAAAACAGTTTTTTTATTTTCATATGTCCCCTCCTTCACAGAACCACAAAACCTGTGGTTCCTAAGATTCTACCGTTCTCGTCTCTTACAGCTCCCTTGCCCGTGTCCGGTGCTACCAGATCGGAACGAGTTCCATTTAAGGCAGATAGAACCATCTGTGACACGATGAAAACTGTATCTTCTTCTGGAGCAGGAAGATCTTTTACTTCTCCGTACTCCACTTTCTGTACGGGGATTCCATTGATTTCACCGATGGTTTTCTGATCCGTTGATACACGAAGGAAAATTCCCTCAGATGGAACAGTGAAAAGGACGGTTGTTCTGTCCTGTGAATATACTACGATTTCGTGCGGTGTAAGATTTCTTAACTTCATAACTTTCTCTTTCTCCCCTTCTCCCTGGGGGCGAGGATTTATTATTTATAAGTTCTTACTTTGTTGTATCCTAGTATAATAGCATCCTGCATTCTGGACGTCATCGGTTCGTCCGGATTTGGGCAATTAAAAGCGACCAATGTGAGTCTCCTTACCCAATAAGACATATGGTGCGGTATGTGAGCGTTCGCAATTTTGTATTGTGATAGAACGAATTTTCTGAATTTCTCTACGGTTGACATATTTCGAGTCATCTTAAACCCGGTGTGTTTCATTAAATAAGAACCCTTGTAGTTTAGGTACTCTAAGTACCATCCGCAGGCATACGCCCACAGTTCCATATCGTCACCGATTTCTACGAATTCCTTTCCGGAATTCATTATTTCGTTATCGAACATTTCAAATTTATTCAACACTTTATCCATCTTTATTCCTCCTTTAAACCCAAGTACCACACGTGGTATTTTTTTCGTACACGACTTCGTATCCTTTTCCGAGGATACGCATATGGTCTACGTATACATACACTTCCTCAATCCGGTCCCAAGCCGGATCGTTTACGAAAGAAAACATGTCCCTAAACTCCGGGATCGTTTTTGTTTGCCACGCACCATTTCTCCAAACATCAATCTTTTTCTGCTGTATTCGTTCAACGTTGTACACAGCATCGGTTAATACCTTCTCCATAAATTCAGTAACATTCTGGCCATTGAACTTGGCAGCAGAATTGATCCTTTCTTTAAGCTCCTCTGTCATCCGGAGATTAATTCTCTCAGTCTTCGCCATTTTGATTCAGTCCTCCTTTATTTTATGCCGTTAAAAGATTTACTACTTCGCAGTTTTTTGCTTCTGGGACATATACGTTTTCGATATTATCCCAGTAGCCACACTTTGCAACATGCTTTCTGCCGCCTGCATATCTTACCAATTCGATGTAGGTACGGTTCTTACCGTATTTCACCCAGTCGTTGCAAACCCATTCGTCGTAACGGCTGTTTGCTACATACCGATCGGCGGCAGCGGCTACAGTATTCCATGTTGCATTTTCGTTTTCTGCCCAAGCCATAGAAAGGCAGATAGCAAAGATGGCTTTTTCGTTTGGCAAGAGCGGTCTGCAAATATTTCGATTCATGAGAGAGTTCTTTGTTCTCTCGTCCGCCGTTCTTTTGATCTCATGCGCTCTTTTCATGATTTTGCTTAAATTATATTTCTTCATTTTTGTTATCTCCTTTCTTTAGCTTAATTATATTGTACACCATTGTGCGTACAAAGTCAATAGTTTTAATTATTTTTTAATTATTTTTTCCATCACTGTAGCACTGGTAGAAAGCATCCACCAGATCCGCAAGGTCTAAGGCGGACAGTTTAGCCTGCAGCCTTTCCGGGATGCGGTTGTAATTCTCCGAGAACGTGTCCAGTAAACTGCCAATTTTGGATAAATGCTTTACTTTCTGGTATTTGTCCATTGCGATCAGATCGGAGAGGGTGAGGTCGCCGTTCTGCACGGACTCCTGTGCTTCCCTCGTAAGAATACCGGGGTTTATAGTTAACAGGTCGTCGACTGTGCAGCCGAGGGCGTTAGATATGCCCTGTGCTGTTTTTGTTGTCATGTTCTCGAGCCCGTATTCTCCAGATTCATACTTTTGGATCTGCCGGATGTTAACTCCAGCTTTTTCTGCAAGTTCATTCTGGGTAAATCCAATAAACTTCCTCAGTTCCTTTAATCCTGCCATTCCTATTTCCTCCTATTTTAATTTT